CATACCGGTTATTAACTTTACACCTAGCCGTGGAAATGATAAACATACTAGAGTAAACGCTGTTGCGCCAATATTCGAGGCGGGCATGGTCTGGTATCCAGATCGTAAGTTTGCTGAAGAGGTTATTGAGGAATGCGCTGCATTCCCACTAGGTGAACACGATGACTTAGTGGATAGCATGACTCAAGCCGTAATGAGATTTAGACAAGGTGGTTTTGTGGAACATCCAGAAGACTATGATGATGAGCCTGTATCCCACCAGCAAAGGACATATTATTAATGAAGTCATTAATTGAATTTATCACAAACCTTTTTGCAAGAACTCGAGGTATGGGAAATAAAATACCTCCAACGAAACAAAACGACATTATAAAAATGTTGGAAGACTCTCTTGACAAAGTCACAGCAGGAACAGCAAAAATAGATGAACAGATAGCAGAGTTAAAAGCTATCGAAAAACAACTTGACGATGCAGATCAAATAATGTCGCCACTCGACGATCTAATAGGTGACCTTTCTAGAAAAACAGGGGCAACTCCAGAAGAAACAAAAAGAGTTCTAATCGACAAATATAACGAAGGATATTTACCAGGCGATCCAAAAAGAATGCTACCTGAAGATGATGACCGTTTGAGAGCATTTATTGAATCTCAAAAACTAATGGGCAACGAACAAGACCTGATGATTGATATTCTAGAAAATGCAGAGCTACCACCTGATCAAATGGCAGGTATAAGATCTATTGTGCAAGATGACATAGATGTTCCGCCTATGCCTGATGAAACTAAAAGGATAATACAATCACTCACAGATGATGACCCTTTGCCTTTTGGTAAGTCGGGTGAGGCTGAAGAGTTTATAAAAGGTTTAGAAGAGGATGCTCTACCGTTTGGTAGATCAGGTGAAGCTGATGAATACATCCAGAGTTTACAATCTCAAATTGATGACCTTGGAAAAGCAGAGGGCCAGATTGATAGTCTTATAAAAGCGAATGCACAAAGAAAAGCAGACTTAGCAAGAGCTGAAGAGTTAATGATGGACATGGAAAACTTTGGCAAAAGTTTTGATGAGATTATGAAAATGGTGCAGGATGAAAAAGTTATACCTTTTATAAAGTTTCAACCAAATCCTAAACCAAAGAAAGCAGAGGGTGGAATAATTAGTCGTGTCGGTTTGCAAGGTGGTGGTCTACTTAAAAATCCATCTATTCAGGATTACATGAGACTAGCAGGTTTTAAAGATTTTGTATCTCCCGCTATGCCAACCGGTGGATTTGACACTAAAGGGTCAAGGTTAGCTCCTGCTCAAATCGAAGAGAATATTAAAAAACAAAATTTTATTCGTGATAATCTTCCGGACACGATTATTGAAGATTTTAAAACATCTGGTTTTAGGCCCATGGGAGGAGATAGGGCTATTACTAATCACCCTATTTTAGGCAGAACTAACTATGCAACAAGTGCAGCTTTTAACCGATACATTGACAGTTTATATGAAGACAGTAAATTAAATAATCGTATCGGTCTACGAGATGGTGGCGGACCAAAGATCAGTCGTCGTGGATTTTTAGGAATGTTGGGAGCTGGTATTGGTAGTTTGTTTATGCCAAGAGGTGCTAAACAGATAGCGGAGTCAGTTGCACCAGCAGCAAGAATAATTAAACCAGCACCGGGGATGCCGGATTGGTTTCCATTCTTAGTAGATAAAATTAGAAGGAAAGGTAAAATTGTAAGAGAGCCTGACTATAAAGATTTTACATCAGGTGGGGATACTACTATTAGATATAAACTAAAAGATGATAGTTTGTCAGGTGGTGAAATATTCTTAGAAGAAGATTTACAGTCAGGAGCGATCGGTATATTTGGTCGTGGAGATGAAGGACAACAAGTTGCAATGGATTATTACCCTGGTGCTAGAACAGCGACTAAAAAAGGTATTAAAGAAGATCCAGCTACATTTGAGGCAGGTGAGTTTTACAAAGGTGAAATACAAGATTTTGAAAATATAGGTGTGCCATCAGATGATTTAAGAGGTCCTTTAGCGACATGGGAAAATTTATCTGACATTGGTTTATCACCAAAAGAAAAAATACAACGCATGATGAAAAATTTTCAAGATGAATTTAAAAATCCAAACGTTGACCCAGATGACGATTTAATGAAAATGTCACAAGGTGGTGGCGTTGGATCACTATTTAAACAGAGGCAAGCATAATGGCTATAGATAAAAATTTACCAAACGACCCAGATCACGACAGAGTCAAATTAGATATAGAGCCCAATGAAAGAGAAGTTGAGCTAAAAGAAGAAGAGACAACAAAAGGTCCAATAGAAATAAACCCAACTGAAGACGGTGGTGTTGAAGTAGATTTTGACCCAGATGCCATTATTGGTGAAGGTGGACAAAACCACGAAGCAAATCTAGCAGAGTATATAGATGATAATATTTTAGGTGAAGTTAGTTCTGAACTCTTATCAGACTTTGAATCGTACAAAGCATCTCGTGATGATTGGGAACAAGCTTACATTAAAGGATTAGATCTATTAGGATTTAAATATGAAAATAGAACAGAACCTTTTCAAGGCGCGTCTGGTGCAACACACCCAGTGTTAGCAGAGGCTGTCACACAGTTTCAAGCGTCAGCGTACAAAGAACTATTACCAGCAGGTGGACCAGTTAGAACACAGATTGTAGGACTAACAGATGAAATGAAAGAGGCACAAGCAGAGCGTGTCAAAGAATTTATGAATTATCAGATCATGGTTGAGATGAGAGAGTACGAACCAGAATTTGATCAAATGTTATTTGACTTACCACTCGCAGGGTCAACATTTAAAAAAGTTTACTACGATCAAACACTGATGCGTTGTGTATCCAAGTTTGTACCTGCAGAAGATTTGGTGGTGCCATACAGCGCAACGTCACTAGAAGATGCAGACTCCATCATGCACATAATAAAAATGTCATCCAATGATTTACGTAAACAACAAGTCAGTGAGTTTTACAGAGACATCGATATAGGTGAATCGTCTTACGAAGCAGACGACGTTGAAGATAAAAAAGCCGAGCTCGACGGTGCAAGTGTCAATAACAGAGACGAAGTGCACACGATAATCGAGTGTCATGTAGATTTAGACTTACATGGTTTTGAAGACAAAGACGAAGAGGGCGAACTAACAGGTATAAAACTTCCATACATCGTGACAATTATGGAGGGATCGGGTGACATTTTAGCTATTAGAAGAAACTACAACCCACAAGACCCAACGAGAAAAAGAAAAAATTATTTCGTGCATTTTAAATTTTTACCAGGACTAGGCTTTTATGGATTCGGCCTAATACACATGATCGGTGGTTTATCTAGAACTGCCACAACTGCATTAAGACAACTTCTTGATGCGGGCACCTTGGCTAATCTCCCTGCCGGATTCAAACAAAGAGGCATCAGAGTTCGTGACGAAGCTCAACCGTTGCAGCCGGGCGAGTTTCGTGATGTTGATGCACCTGGTGGAGATTTAAATGCAGCGTTTATGATGTTGCCTTTCAAAGGGCCAAACGCAACACTGCTACAACTTATGGGCACAGTGGTTCAAGCAGGACAAAGATTTGCAAGTATCGCTGACATGCAAGTCGGTGACGGCAACCAAAGCGCAGCGGTCGGCACGACTGTTGCATTATTGGAGCGTGGATCGCGGGTTATGTCTGCGATACACAAAAGATGTTACTCAGCGATGAGGTCAGAGTTTATGTTAATGGCTGAAGCGTTTGCAACATACTTACCACCGGTCTATCCATACAATGTAATCGGTGGACAAAGACAAATTAAACAAATGGATTTTAGTCCAGAGATAGATGTTGTACCAGTTGCTGATCCAAACATCTTTTCACAGACACAACGTATCGCAATGGCACAAACAACCATGCAAATGGCACAAGCAAACCCTGCAATGCATAACATGTACGAGGTTTACAGAGACTTGTACGAGGCGTTGGGTGTAAAAAATATTGACTCAATACTAAAACGACCACAACAACCACAACCAATGGACCCAGCTATGGAAAATATTACGGTTTTGGGTGGTGGTGTGATCAAAGCATTTCCAGGACAAGACCACAGAGCACACATGGATGCACATTTAACGTTTATGGCGACAAAAACAGTGCGAAATAACCCTATTGTGATCGC